AAACTTTTTTGAAAAAAATTTTGACAAAAAACTTTAACTTTTGCGAACGCAATTATCACTTTAACTTTTGTGAACGCAATTATCTCATAACTTACATTACAATATAATTCTGATAAAATGTATCACTTACAATATCTCTTATTTTATCCAATTCTATAGCATACTGATTAAAAAAGTCATTCCCCACATACATTATAACAAGTTTATCATCCCACAAATACCATTCAAACACACGGTCTTGCCACAACACCTGAGCATTTTGTTCCCCTTCTGTAACCAACGCCCTTTTATTATTATTTTTGAATATTTCCAACAATTCCTCTCTCATATAAGGCATTGTTTTCAAAAGTTCACTAAAAGGCATTGTTTCATTTTCAAAATATGGTATAGGTGTAAATTGGTCTGTTTCGAGCAATGTCAACAACTTGTCCATATCTGTAATCATTTCATTCAATTTCAACAATCTATTTTCAGCAAGACTAAGTGTAGCACCTGTCATACTATAATCGGCAGTATTCCCTACACGAGAAAATGCTTGTTGATACAACACACTGATTATTTTTTGATTCGCCGTCTGCACTCTATAATTTGCATGAAAAAATACGGGTTTTGTATACATATCGATTTCTGATATATTTGCTGTTTGCTCCATATAATATGACATACCTGCCTGTTTGAGCAATTCTGATTTTGTAAAACCATCACAAATTTGTTGTGTGATATCACTTTCTGGTGTATTTTCAGCAATATTATATTCTATTTGAGGATAATACAACTCTACTCTATTACTTTGTTCTGTTCCTATCAAAAAATGTGCTTTTTGTATATCATAAGGCAATTTATACACATCTATGGCATTGTTCTCATTTTCTGAAAAATAAGGCATATTCATAGTGTCTAATGGGTTACTGTTTTCTATTTGTTGTTGTGCAGACTGCTCATATTGTTGTGTACTGCACGCTACTATGCCAAATGGTATCATTGTGCAAATTGTGATACAAATAATTGCTTTTTTCATAAGATGTTACTTTTCCTTTCTATATGCGATATAATTCAGCCATAATATTCAGCTTTTCATTAAATTCTCTTAATCTGTCTACGTCATCTGTTTCCCACAAATCTATAAATTCCTTATTGATGGTATTCATATCGTCTAATTTTGCCACAAAATAAAGGTTTTGTATATTTTCTAATATATTATTTACCAAATTTTGTTTAATTTCATTTAACTGTTGTGCATTAGTAATTTCGCCCCTTATTGTTGACATTTCTCTATCCAAATGGAATGCAGCATCTGCACAATTTGTCAATCTTTTTTGTATAGAATCGGGTATATTACCGCTATATTTATATCTTAAAGAATGTTCTGCCGTTGCCCAGAAATTCATAGCAAGCGTTCTAATTTGTATTTCTGCTAATACTTCTTTATACCCAAAAGCAGTATTTAATGGATATTTTATAATAATATGATAACTTTGGTATCCGCTGGGCTTTTTATATTTCACATAATCTTTTTCCTGTATGATTTCCATATCTCTACCATTTCTCATTTTTATCATATCAATTACTTTGTAAATGTCTTCCACAAATTGACACAATATTCTAATACCAGCAATATCTTCAATTTCCTGCTCCATTTTTTCATAGGGTATTTTTTTTCTGGCTATTTTGTCCATAATACTAGATGCTTTTTTTACTCTGCCTGAAACGCTTTCAATAGGGCAATACACACCTAAATTTTTACATTCTTTTTGTATGCTTTGAAATTTTATAAGAAGTTCCTCCACTGTTTGCTGATAAGGATAAAGCAACTCTTTCCAGTTTAACACCTCCACATCAAAACACCTCCCTGTTTTCTTTACTTATCATTTATATTTATTTTACAATAAATGATGTACTTTCTGCAACACCTAAAATACCTACATTTTGGCAAAAGTTCAATACACTAATATAGTAGAAATCGCGTCAAATAATGGTGTTTAGCAACCATTCAGTAACATTATCGTTTTTATTGTTATGAATGTTTATCAATCGTATTTGAAATCATATTCAAAAAAATAAATCTGTCAAAAAAACTATTTTTGTTGTAAAAATCAAGTGGCTTGGGGAGTGCAACTCCCCATTTCAATCCGCAAGGGGAACTTTGCTTACTTGATAAAAGCAACATCAAAAAAAGATATTTTTTTCACTTTTTATTTATCATATAACCCCATTCTGGCATATTTTCGTCCATATAATTATATATCATATCTGCATCGCCTTCCTTTTGTTCACTCAGCCTTTTTTTAAAATCCAGCCACTACACTTATTTTTTTACAAAATGTTCTGGACATAATTTTCTCGTAACATATTTACAATAGCCATGGCTGAATTTTGTGGATTTTATTTTTTTCGGTTTGTCTGCACCTCTAAATACAATTTTGTTTTCCCCAGCAGTATATTTCATTTCTAAAGGATTTTTTTTGCTTATATTGTTTCGTTAAGACATTGAGCGCGTCGCCTTCATGGAAATCTAAATTGTCATCTTTTATCACTTTACATTTTAATTTACCTGGCGTACTTCTTCTACTAAACTCCACCGTTACCCCTTCGCAAACAATAGGTATTTGTACTCGTCCATTGTGTTCAATAAGCAATTCATAAACATTATCGGTTAAATTTCTTGCTCCCCTTAATTCTTCAAATGCTTTTGCTATGGGCTTGTTGTCTGCACCATAAACGGTTTTGATAGATGTAATTTCTTTGTTTTTGTCTTGTTTGTCTTCTTCGCTTTCCGTGCCTCCAGCACTTCCCCCAGCACCAGTATAGCCTTCCCCCTTATAGCGTAACAATGCACAAACCTTTGTAGAATAACTACTTTTCCCTATTTTCTCTACACCATTAGCAGGATTTCCCGCATGAGTAATGCCCCCATACTGATTTACTATCATAACATGAGTGATTTTATTTATTCTTGATGTGGAGCTATCCGTACAACAAAATATAATATCCCCTGGCTGATACTTTGCAGTAATGCTGGAAGGAGAGGGCAAATTTTTGCCAATTTTAGCATAGCTATCTGGATAAAGCAGTTCAAACCCCTTTGCATAGCACTCTGTACTGCTAATATCAACCTTACCGCCTGTATCTTTATGCACCAGCTTCACACCAGCATAGTCAAACGCTCTATATACTAAACTCGAACAGTCAAAACTATTTTCCCCCCAACGGTTTGGTTGGCTGTATGTTTTGCCAATTTGCCTGTCTACATATGCAAGTACTTTGTCAATCACACTCATACCTATCCACCCCCCTTATTTTGAGCATAAAAAAAGAACAGTTTTCAGACTTATTCAGGTCAATCATTCTAAGTTAATTCCTTTTTAATAAATGTTTAAAATATTGATAAAATATACCATCTTCATCTAATTTAAACTCTTTGCAATCTCTTTTATTATGGTCATCTAAATATTCATTTGGCGCAAAACCATAAACTTTACAATTTTCACACTCTTCATTCAATTCAAGTATTTCATTTTTACAAAAAGCGCATATTGGTGCAGACATGATTTCAGCCTCACCATACACTATTTGACAGCTAAGAGGAATATTATCTTGATTTTCAATCATTTGTTCTTTTTCTTCTATCATGGTATCACTTCCGCCTCTAAATAGTATTTATTATCTATTATTTTAACAGATACAATTTTATATATCAACCCTACATCAAATAAAACTTCTTCTTGATTTTGATATTTTTTATAAGCAATACTTTTAATATAAACACCACCTTTAAAGCCTTTAGGAATCTTTATTTTAATAACAACATCTCTTAAAGGATAATCAAAATCAATCAGACTTGTTGATATAAATGTTTTATTGACTATTGTTTTATTTTTCAAAAGAGCAATTAAGTTTTTATTTTTCTTTATTTTTTGTACAATTTCATTAGGAATATTCAAATGTTCTAATATTGTTTTTCTTTGTACAATAATATCATTTGTAATTTCACATTGACTTAATGCAGTATGCAATAAATCAAATTGCTTTTTATATTTTTCTAAATTTTGACCTTTTGCAATCCTTCTATTGATTTCATATGCACTATTACCTGTATATTTTCTAATTGCTTGTTTTTGTTGTTCTGTCAATTTTTCTAATTGTTTAGTAGACTCTATTTTAAATTTTTCTATATTATCAATACTGTGTATTTTTGTTGTATTCTGCAACTGTTTCAGTTGTTGTTTTTGCTGATTGATAACAGTTTGCAGTTGTTCTAACTGTTGTTTTTGCTGTTGAGCAATATCTTGTAACTGTTTCATTTGTTGCTTTTGCAGACTTTCTGCATTATCAATGGACTGATTGATAGACTGTTTTTGTTCTTTCAATAACGTACTGTCTTTTGCACTTACTTTTTGACTACCTTCTACACTTTTGTTATACCACTCTTTATATGTCATATTGGCAGGAACATAGTACGTTTTACCATTTTCATCTCTTGTAGCACGTTCTTGCTGTTGTGTAAATTTATCATTGAAATATGGTGTTGTTGTGGTTCTGCAATTCGCATGAAAAGGGTTTGCGTTCAACCCTGGTTGATAATCTTTTACATCAAACACTTTGCCATCCATATCTCTGCATATGGTACTTGTTTTTGTATCAAGTACTGCTAATATTTTATATTGTTTGACTTCTAATTTATCATACGTTTCTTTTCTTGACGCTGACGCAAAAAAAGCACTTTCCGTCATAACCAACCTTCTTGTTGCATACTCTGACGAATTGAGTGCTTTTTGCATATCTTTTATTATTTTTTGTGGAGATTCTCCTCTAATCATACCTTGAGAGAATCTATTTTCAAGCTGATATAACAGTTGTGTCCTATCTTTTCCCCATATCCTTTCAGAAAAGTTTTTACCATCTGGCGCCCAAGGTTTCGCAAGTACTTTGTTCATTTTTGTTTCATCAATTCTACTAAAAGCACTTCCTATACCTGACGCCCTTTGTATTTCATAAGCTGTGCGGTAATACCCTTCTTTGTAAATGTCTTTTAATGTATTTGTTAGTCCATACTCTTTTATTGCTTCCAATTTTTCTACTTGTTGCCTAAATTGATATTGTAATGCCTGTAATCGTGTTATCCTATGTACTGTACTTGCATTTTCTAACTTTTTCACCCATTCTTTGCTTAAACCATTTTGACTACCATATTTGATATAATCATGTAATTTCATTTGAAATGCTTGTCTTTCGCTTGTTGTCAATATTTGTTTTGCTTGCTGAAATGTGATATTGTTTTCCTGCGCAAATCTCATGTAAAAATCATTGATATCTTTTTCAATGTTCTCCATCACATTCGTATAATCTTTTTGCACATTTTTAATATAATTTTCACCCTTTTGCAAAAGCATTTCATTTAAAAGTAAAAACCTCTTTTCCCAATATTCGCTATTTTGCATACCCTCCACCCCATTTATTTTATTGCATAAAAAAAACACCTGCTAAAACAAGTGCTTTACAAATTTTATAATATTATGTTATAATCTAATTACAAAGGGACGCAGTCACCACGGGATGTGGTCACCCTCGTTTTGTTATGGTAAAGCTACCCTAGCTTGTCGAGAGCTATGATGGGTAGCTTTTTATTACTTTCTATCAATATAAGAAAGCACTGCTATGATAAATGTACCAAAAGCAAGCATTAAATAGATTGCTTCAAATACTGTCATATGCACCACCCCCTTGTCCCTTTGTATGTAAGAGGGTGCTTACCCGTCATGACTGCTATATACAATATACCACATTATTCTACAGCATTCAACAATGATATATCATGATTACCAAATTTTTCTAGTGTTCTTTTTTCTTCTGCCTCCATTTCTTGCATTTCAGCATTGACATCTGTCACAAAAGGGTGCATAGCAAGCAATGTTTTATCTGAAACAATGCCCTTACTAGATTGTATCATGCCCACAATTTCAACATCATTTGTGATGATATTTTTATTGATGTCCACAATGATATCATCTGCATTGTAATTTGTGCCATGTGTTCTATTGTAGTCGTCTGTCACAAACCATAACAATTCTTTTATTACTTTTTTCAATTTTGCTATCATATTGCCCGCTTTTTGGTCAAGCAGTGTATATTGAAATTTTAAGCTGACACCCGATGGAGCGTTACCAAATTTATCACTATCTGTATCCACACCCATGCCAAAATGAAATATATCTTTTCTTAACATTTTTAGATATTCCAGTCTTCCCGCAACAGGTAACTCTATTTGTTTTGCTTCAATTTTTCCACTTGCGTCTGAAATATGTACCGCTTTATTTATTTGTAAACGCTTTGCAATAGCATGAGCTGTTTCGCCACCATACCCCGCAATTACCCAATACAATTCCACTAAATCTAAAAAATTGTTTGTGCCTTCACTTGATATCAAGTCATATGCGTCAATTAAGCCTTTGATATGTTCTAAATCTGTTGTACTGTTTCTATTATTTTTGAGTATTAAAAAAGGAACTCTCCCCCAGCTATGCCCCTGTCTTTTTTTGTCAAAACCGTCTAAATTTGTAACACTCCACCAATGTGGGGAAGGATTCGCTTTTACCGTATTGTCACGCATATATAAATTTTTTTCTTTTTCAGTGTAATATGTGACATTGTACTTTGTCCACCATTCTACTTTTTTACGTGTGTATTGCTGTCCATTCTCTACTACCACAATATCATAATATCGTATCACTTCCTGCAATTCTTTTTGATTATTTGTATCATATATTGCAATTACTTCATTCGCTGGTACAATACAATAGTCTAATTTGCCATTTGTATTATAATAGATGTGTATGGTTTCAAAGCCTTTGTTGCTTGCCCCTGTTACCAAATCTTGCAACATTTCGTTGAATGTGTCGTCTGAAAAGTCACACAATACTTTTTCATATGCCTTTTTTTCTGCATTATCTTCCGCCCCTGCTACTCTTATAGTAGGTTCTTTGCTTACTAAATAAGCAGTTTTTTGGTCAACCAATCTTCGCTCTATTTGGTGAAAAAAACCACCCGAGCTGGGGAGCTATGAGGGTAGTTTTTTTATTGTCTTTCATTATCATTCCAAATTAATTACCTGCCCTGTATCAATTTTATTCGATGTAGCAATACCATTTTTCTGTGCAATTTCTTTATATTTTGTACCATCACCCAATTCTTTTTTACAAATATTCCAAAGTGTATCCCCTTTTTTTACAGTATAGCTTTTTGCTGTTTGTTTGCCTGTGGTATCTCTTTTATTTGAAATACTGGCACTTTGCCCATATTGTTCTATCTGTATACTTCCTGTTGCTGTACCATAACTCCTATATTGCTTGAGTGAAAGCGATACACTTGCGTCAATGCCATATTGTTCAGCGTCCTCATCAATGGTATAGCTTTTTAATGTATAGTATGGCTTTTCATTTTCGCTTGTACTACCTTGATACACTATTTTACCGCTGTCATCTGTTTTAATAACATAAAACAAAAAAGGCTTATTTGACAATTTGAGTTTTTCAAATAAATCCAGATAATATTGCGCTCCCATATATATGCCACCTGTATACACACTAAAAGGATATTGTTGATTCGGTAACAGTACCGTAAATGAAATATCAGTCAACCCTGGTGATTTTATAATATTGATTTCTTCCCCATTCAAAAGCATAGCAGTGGTATTTTTATTTTTGATTTTAGTAGCCATGCTAGGAGGAGCAACAGGCAACATAACGCCATCTATATAATACTGATACATTTATATATGCACTCCTTCCGCTGACGCATTGATTATTTGCGCCATTTCTTCTACTTTTCTATCAAAAAAACCATCTAAATCCATTTCTGATTGTATATTATTGTTGTTTGTCATTTCCACTTTTACTTGTGGCATAACATACTTGTCACCATATTTGATATTTGCTACGGTACGCAAAAATTCCAAATCTTCTTTATCTCTTTCTAAACCATTAGCGATTTTGCTTGTATCTTCTGCACTACTTTGCACATTTTTAAGTATATCGCCTAGCAATTCATTGACACCTTGCACACCTTCAAATGGATTGAATTCCTGCATATATTGTTTTATGCCATCCCCAAAACCTGCCGCTTTTATATAAAATTCTTCCACTGTTTCATGAACATTTTTGTATTCCATACTAGGGAGAAATTCCTCATAATCCATATCATTTTTAATTTTGTCAATCAATCTATCCGCTTTATATTGTGTACGTGTCAGCCAATTATCAAATTTGTCTAATCCTTCTACAACAAATGACATACCTGGTATATGACTAAATAATTCTGATAATGATTGTACGATTGTTTGTATGAGTGACAAAATAACATTACCCAATTCCAAAAACAATATTTTTATTGCTGCAACAGGGTCTTTGAAAACATTACCAAAAAAGTTTACAAAAGCTGCAACAACATTCCATGCTGCTGCAAACACATTGTATACTATGGTATAAAGCCCGCATATTACACCCGCTACAATACCC